GAAAAAAGCGCCTCGTACAGCTAAAAGTGTTGATGAGCAGTATCTTGGTGTAGAACCAGTTTGGGATGATAGTATCGCAACATCATCCCAACTCGCATCTGCTTATAACTGGTACAATTATTTTGGAGATATCAATTCAGCAGCAAAAATGCTGTTCACTCATTATCCTCGGAATAAGACAGAGATCAAAGTTCTTCGTAAACTTGATGTCAAGTCAATTTCGCCTATTCTCGGTTACAATGCAAGAATGATGTCTCGTGGCTGTAAATTGCCGAAAGATTTCATTGAGCGTTTCAATCAAAAAATTGAAGAGTTGCTGGATCAGGCAACTGCTATTGAAGAAATTGTTATTGAAAAGAAAGTTGCGTATAAGCCATCTGTTCAAGACCGTATTCGTGAGCAGATTAGCGACTATATTGGCGAGATTGAAAATGAAGTTGATTTGTTTTCAGAGGGTGGATACAAGTCAGAGTTTAGTATGTACGCTTGGCTTCAGCAGAATAATGTGAAGTCTCAACAATCCAATGCGATTGCTGAGTACTATGTTCCTTGGCAAAATGAGTTGAAAGAAGCGATTGCGAAAAAAGACGAGCAACTCGTTGAAGGTTATTCAAATATGAAACCCGCTCAACTCAAGAAGTTTGTCGAGTTCCTTGATGGTATCATTAAAGACGCTACCACATGGGGTGCGAATCAGAAGACTGTTCGGAAGACTCGTACCAAGAAAGCGCCATCTATTGAGAAGCAGATTGGAAAACTAAAATATGCCAAAGAGAGTAAAGAGTATAAATTAGTCAGCGTCAATCCTGCTCTTATCATTGGGTGTAATCAGTTGTGGGTATTCAATACCAAGTATCGCAAACTGATGCGCTATGATGCTCTTGGACCTGCTGGTCTTTCAATCAAGGGTACTACGCTTCAAGGTTACGATGAAGAAGCATCGGTGAGTAAAAAGATTCGCAAACCAGATGAAGTCTTACCTCGATTACTCAAAGGCGGCAAATTAGTTCTTCGAAAACTGATGAGTGAAATAAATAGTAAAGAATCAGTTCCTAACGGAAGAATTAATGGAGATACGATATTGCTTCGTGTAATTAAATGACCGCAAACAATGTAATCAAGTTTCCCAAGTTTGATAATGCACCTCCCCAATCAGGGGAGGAACTTGGTGTTTATTTTGATAAAAATAAAAAAGCGTATATCGATTATATCTGTGACCACTACTGCACCAATCTTTATAACAAACTTGGTGGTCATGGATTCGATGTTTTTGATGGTGATTTTATTACTAATTTTTCTTACACTGTTGAAACTCTCCGATATGCAATGTATAGTAGTTTGGATTTAGACCATCCACTGAAAGAGCATATTGATGATATGCTTGAGATTGTAGAATCAGATGATCTTCCAAATTTAGATTGACTTCTAATTAAATATCATATATAATGAGTATATTAAATAAATTGAACTGAGTGAACAAAATGATACTCGTGGACTTAAACCAGGTAATGATCTCCAACCTGATGATGCAAATTGGAGGCAAGAAAAACATTGCTGTTGAAGAAGACCTTGTTCGGCACATGGTGCTTAACTCGCTCCGTATATATCGAACAAAGTTTTTCAAAAAGTATGGTGAACTTGTTATCTGCTGCGATGATAAAAACTATTGGCGGCGAGAACTGTTTCCTTACTACAAAATTCATCGTAAGAAAGACCGTGATGAATCAGGTTTAGATTGGAATATGATCTTTACCGTGCTCAATGGCATTCGTGATGATATCCGTGAGAAGTTTCCATACAAAGTAATTCAGATTGAACATGCGGAGGCTGATGATATCATCGGTTCACTCTGTCACCGATTTGGTCATCTCGGTATCACGAATGGTTCTGCTGAACCTATTCTCATTCTATCATCTGACAAAGACTTCATGCAGTTACAGAAGTATGCAAACGTAGAGCAGTATAGCCCTATGCAGAAGAAGTTTATCACATGTTCTAACCCTGCACGATATATGCACGAACATATTCTCAAAGGCGACAGAGGTGATGGTGTCCCTAACTTCTTGTCTGATGATGATGTGTTTGTAAATGGTAAGAGACAGAAGCCTCTTGCTACAAAAAAGATTGATGCTTGGAATGGTATGAGACCTGAAGATTATTGTGATGAGCGTATGCTACGTAACTATCGTCGCAATCAGCAGTTAGTTGACCTCGACTTCATTCCTGAAGACATTCAAAACGAAGCGAATGAAATCTTCGATAATTATAAATTGAATGAGAGAGGCAAAATCTTTAACTATTTTATTGAGAAGAAAATGAAAAACATGATGGAAGTGATTGGAGATTTCTGATGAATTATGATGATTTAATTCACATGCGAATTTTAGAACGTGAAATTGCTATTTTAGAAAGTCGATTTGAACAGCATGATACGGGTCATATTCGAACCGCAGTAAGTGTTCTTCAACATCGAGTGAATGAAATTGAAACAGATATTAGAAATAAATTGGAAACATAATGGCTTATAAAGAAGGCGTTGCTGAGATTCTCATCCGAGTATCAAAGCTCAAGACTAAAAAAGAAAAGATTGAAGCATTACGTGCCAGTCACAATATTGTTTTAGAAAATATTGTCGACCTTTGCTTCAACCCTAATCTTAAATTTGCATTGCCACCTGGAGAACCTCCATATAAGGCAGCAACGAAAGAGATGGATTATCATTTCACGTTATATTCAAACATGCGTAAGTTTGGTATCTTTCTTGAAAATGGTCCATATCCAACCATGACAGCATTGAACCGTGAAGTTCAGTTTGTAAACTTTCTCGAATCTCTTGATCCCGATGACGCAAAGTTAGTTATCGCTATTAAGGATAAGAAGATGCCATACAAAGGTATCACTCGTAAGTTATTCGAAGAAGCATGGCCAGCACTAGCATCAACATGGGAAACAAAAGAAAAGGCAAATGGGTAAAACGTATCGTCGCAACAAGAGCGAGTGGGATGATGATTATCAACCATCTTATAAGAAATCAAAGAAAGTTAAGTTCACTCGTCGTAAAGACAAACATAGCATTGATGAGATAGAAAATGAAGAACGTATTGAAAACGGCGTACATAATCGGCAACGGAGTCTCTCGTAGTTCATTTGATTTAATGAACCTCAAGGGCAAAGGCAAAGTCTTTGGTTGTAATGCTCTATATCGAGACTACGCTGAACAAGATTATGTATTACCAGATTATCTGGTAGCGATTGATAATCCTATTATTGCTGAGATTGAAAAATCTGATTTTCCAAAAGAAAGATTTCTGAATCCACCAGAAGATGAGAAGTGGGAACCAGTTGAACTACACTGGAAACGATCAGTAGCTCCTGGCTGGAGTCCTGCTCGACCACGTTCGAACGCTGGCATGAATGCTATTCAAGAAGCAATTAAGAAGGGTTACACAACCATCTTTATTTTTGGATTTGATTTCCTTGCTGTATCGGAAGATGTAGCAACGTCTAACGTATATGATGGCACTGCATGTTATGGATTAGAAACACGAGCAAATATCTATGACACTCGCAATCGTATGAAGTATCTTGGATGGATGATCGAACAGAATTCAAAAGTCAAGTTTCGATTTTGTTATCCAGATGAAATCATTAAAAAAGGTATATACACACCCGAAGCGGATAATGTAGAAGTGTTAAATTTTAATGATTTAAATACTTTACTTTTGGAGAAATAACTTGTATAATGATATTATGATTGGTGCTTTTCTTGTAATTCTTGTTGGATTGTGTTTTTATGCAGGTTATAAGTTTGCTTTGCAAAGAGCAATCGAACAGACACTTATGGTGTTAGAAGATGATGACATCATTCGTTTAGTAACTAAACCAAATGGTGAAATTGAAGTTTATAGTGGAACAAAGTTTTATAATGGAGTTGAGAAGTGAATATCTTCGTGTTAGATGAGAACCCTTGGGCTGCTGCTCGGATGCATTGTGATAAGCATGTCCCCAAGATGATTGTTGAATCTGCTCAAATGTTATCAACCGCCCATCGGATTCTTGATGGCAAAGAATATCTTGCTCCATCGAAGTCTGGTAAGCGTATGACAAAACACTATCTCTTAGAACGGAATGATGATATTGTTTACAAAGCAGTTCATGCAGCACATCCATGCACGGTATGGACTATGCAATCAGCAAGTAATTATATCTGGCACTATGGTTTATTTCATGCGTTGGCTGAAGAGTTTGAATATCGTTTTAAAAAGATTCATCGGTCATGGGATATTCTCAAGCATATTCTCTGTGCTACTCCAGTAAACATTCCTAATGTTGGACCTACTCCATATGCAAGGGCTATGAAAGCGTATCCTGAGTTAATGGAAATCGAAGACCCTGTAAAGGCATATCAAGAGTTTTACAAAGCAGATAAGGTAGAGTTCGCTAAGTGGGAGAAGGGTCGTTCTGCTCCAGATTGGTGGAATAATAAATAAAAATAGGAGGGCGCATGCCTACGTATAGTTTTAAAAATGATACTACTGGTGAAGAATTTACTGAACTCATGTCCATGTCGGAACGTGAGGCATTCCTCTCTGACAATCCACAATATCGGCAACTTCCACCAACTCAGATGAATATCATCGCTGGTCAAGGCGGTATTCGTACTGATAATGGTTGGAAAGAAAACCTTTCGCGCATTGCGGAAGCTCATCCCACATCTGAGCTTGCCAGTGTTTATGGTGATAAGTCTAGTAAAGAAGCCAAAACTCGCCAGGCAGTAGAAAAATGGAAGAAGAAAAGGGCAGTAGACAATACATAATGGGACTCTAACAAACAAGGGTATCAAATGTATAACCATTCTAACTTAGCTTTTGAAAACGAAATTCAGTTTAACAACAAAAGAGTTTCAAGAAAACAAAAACGTAGAGCAAAGGGAAAGTCAAAAGAAAGTAATACCAGTTACAATATGGATATAAGGAATGTGATTCCTAAAACGCAAAATCAAATGCGTACATTTAAAGAATATCAAAATGGCAATCATTTACTACTGCAAGGATTAGCTGGAACTGGTAAGACATTTATCTCGTCATATTTGGCGATGAATGAAATTCTCAATCAACAAACGGAAAAGCGAAAGTTGGTTATTGTAAGATCGGTAGTGCCAACAAGAGACATGGGGTT